GTGTTACCAATGTACGTTTAGAGATTAAATACACCCCTACCGGTTCATAGATGCGCCTCCCTGCCTGACTTGACCGCGTGGCAAATATCGCATAGCGCTTGCCTATTCTCCCAGCTCCACACGTCGCCTCCCTGATTGATTGGAGTTATGTGGTCGGATACTGTAGCAGGTGTGTATATCCCTCTACTTTCACATACAGCGCATAAAGGATAATGAGATAGGAATGCAGCGCGGTCACGCCTCCACGCTTGACTATTGTATAATGCCTTATTCCCTTTACGCCTACGATCGTGCGCTTTGCGTTCAGGTATCCAGCCTGGTCGTGTTTCTTTTGCTTTATACGGCATCGAGGTCATTCTCTTGTTGTAACTCTTTAAGCTCTACCAGCATCAACTCAAACTCATACTTAAGCGTTTGGTTATCTTTAAGATTAAGAGTTATGTTATTATCTATTAATCCTTGTAGCACACTTATAACCAACTCTACACTAACAACGCAATGATCTACCGGATCAGCGCGCTTAACGTGCCTATCAAGTAGCTTGTAGAATATTATCCGCGCCTCTGGGTGCATTATACCATTCCTAATACGTGATCTCTCATCCACCTTGCGCCAGCCGCAAAATATGTTGATGCGTCGCCTTCGCCTAAATAAGCCTCAGTATGCAACAAAATATTTTCATCTTTAAAGATGTCCTTTATCATGGAGATATTCCGATCTTTTTTTTCTAATAGGGCTAAGCCTGCAAAGTAATGCATCGCATTAATAACTATTTGGCGCGTACCAATATCTCTTATTTGGGCGTAGTTATCTTCAAGATACTTTTTTAATACTTCTTCTGCTTGTGGTGTATTCATGTTATTTATTTTTTACAAGTTTGCGTACGGTTAAAATCAATTCCACTACAAGCCAAAAAAATACGCCAATTGAGGCAATTATAACAATTAAGTAGAAACACTCAACTGTTAATAAAATTAGTTCGTGTATGGTTTGTCTGTTCATGTTATTATTTGTTTTACGCGAAAAGCCGGCCACCATTACGGCAACCGGCACAAATCACAATTTAACTTTAGCGCCACTACTTAAGGAATCGAACCTCACAAACTGTCAAGGCTTTGTAGTCACAGCTTGCCGCCTGGAGTAGTGTATGCGCCTCACTTTGCAGCAAGGCGCAGATAAAAAAGCTATAAATCCAAAAATAAACCTGCGAACCCTGTGGAATCGAACCACGATAAAAGCGGCTGAAAAATACTCTTCATGGTTAGAAATGTAAACGCTTTTATTGACCATCGGGCCCATGTTGCCGGGTAGCCTTTGCCGCCCGGCTTGTTTGCATCGCTATTGCTTTACAGCATTTCGCCTGTTCACTGGTGCAAGGCTCGTTTGCCTCGCTGATCTCACTACTACTTCGGTTGTATCGTACGGTTGGAATATTGGCTTTGACTTGATTTTAATGCACTCGCTTTCCTGTACTGGAGTTGGTGCCGGGATTGTTGGAGGTGTCTTTTTCGTTGTTTGTGCTGCTGCAAAAAATGGAGCTACAAGGATGATAATTGTAATTGCTAATTTCATTGTGACGTTGTTTTAATTGTGAGAAAAAAGGAAGCGATTGTTACAACGGCTTCCAAGTTGTAAACTCTACCGTAAAGTCATTCTGCTTGCTTATCTTCCGTAACCGACGTAAAGAGCTGAATACGCTTGTTTAAGCGTGTATCCGTATTTACTTTGCATCGGCTTAACTGTTCCACGTTCTTTAATCCTGTTGTACGCGTTGATGTTGTGATACACTGTTACAAAAGGCTTTTTATTCTTGTCAATCCACAATGTGCGAACCTCGCTGCCATTTGTGATGCTGGATTGATATTTTGCGTTGAATTGGTTCAATGTCATAATCTTGGTAATTTAAGGCTGAGCGCCTAAACGCTCAGCCTGTCAATCATATCAAACATTCTTAACTCCAAGCTTCTCGGCTTTCTTTAATACAAACAATCTCTCTTTCGATAATTGCTGTAGCCTCATCAAGTGAAAGCCCGCATGAGCAATCAGCATCTTGGTATATAATCGCTAATTGTTCAAAAGTTATAGTTCCATCAAAAAAACATTCAATACCGTAAATGTTTGCATACTCATTAACTTGGTGCTTGTAAGACTCTACTGAATGTGCGTTTTTCATAATTTGCTAAATTTAAAAAGTGAACTTCGTTGTTGTTGTTGGTACAAATGTACGACAGTGCGACGAACATACGCAAGTGTTTAAGCAACTTTTTTTCAATTTTTTTTCATTGAATACATAAGCACCTGATTTGCAATACCTATTGCACCAACTTCAACAACAATACCAGCCTTTAAAAATCGCTCAAACTCTCTTTCTGCTTCTAAATAGTTCGGTGGTTGCTTTGCTTTCCTAAGCTGCTCAGCTCTTATCCTGATGTATGTGCGCTTGACAAAGCTATGCGGCAATGTATTTTGTTCTGCCATTTACCTTTATTGCTCTTAGTGCCTCGTTCCGGTTGCCTGCTGGGTTGAACGAAATGTGTATCCAAGTATCAAACTCTTGGATGCACTGATCGAAGGGTATATCTGAATTTATAATCAACCTGAAAAGATACTCGATCGGCATTGAGGAAACGGTTATGTCAGCAGCCTGGCCAATTAGATGTTGGCTTGTTTTGCTGCCTTTAACCGCTTTATTTAGGCGCTCTGACCTGTAGCCTGAATTTACATTAATAGGCTGCTTTACTAAATAGCGTAAAGGCTCCAGCGTATTGACGCAAAGAGCCTTCAAGTTTTCAATAACAAGTTGAGAGGGTGTTTGATCTATGTTTAGCCTAACAGCTGTATTAGATCGAATCATTTCATTCAGTGTAAAGTTGTCGCTTAACTTCATAAAAGAGGAGGTTTGTTTACGTGATCAAAGATCCGCTGCTTAATCTTCTTCCGTTTTGCAAAGTTACGCCTTAATTTTTTTTCGATGCGCTCCAATTCTATTTGCATCTCTTTCAAATCTACCTCCTTGCTTTCCGCAATCGTGTACAGATTATAATGATACCTTCCTTTCTTAACGCTTCCTGCCTCGATTGGTTTAAAAAGTATGTCATCCTTAAACCATCCAGAAGCGCGCAGGTCGTTAATTCTCGCGTGTACGGTAGTGATCTTAATGCCTGTGAAATGGCTGATTTGCTCTACTGTGATCGGATAGCCTGCAAGGTATTGAGCGTGTAAACAACCAAACACTTGTTGGAGTTGCGAACCTCTTACCTGCTCATTTATTTTGTATGCCTCAAGTTGTGTGTTCATGTGTTAGGATTTAGGTGGTAATGTATAAACATAGCATTGCAAGCAAGGGCCGCACAATGTTGCAGATCCGTTTCTTGGCCTGGTATTGGCTCAAAGTCTTCTTCCATCATCTTTCTAAGCTCCAACAAATGCCGTTGCGCTGCATCCAACAACTCATTTATGTCGCTTAGTTTTTTCCAGTTGTTTGGGCCATACTTCTTTTTTCCTTCATTCATTCTACGCGCCATTGCTTCCAAAAAATAAGGATCTATTTCTGAGTAGCTTAGTTTGTTGTTGGTTTCTTTGTAGGCTGGTTCGGTTTCGCTAGTTTCACGACATACAAGGCTGTTTTGCCAGTCGCTAGCGTCAAATTGAAGACTAAAAAATTTAAAATTGCCGCCTAGGCTAAACCAAGTAGACTTTGCTAGTGAAGGCTTTTGAGTATACACGTATGTTTGACCATCTGAATCTACTGCCGCAAAATTATAACCCTCCGGAATATCAGCAGCGGTCAGTTTTTTAGGCTCCGCCTGTTCGGCAGTTTTGCGCGATATTATGCTATTTTGCCAATCGCTCGCGTCAAAATCGCTGCCAATAAAAACAGACGGATTTTTATATCTGGCTTTTGAGCTACTACCTGAATCATAGACAACTTCTAAACGTATTGGAATATCCATGTAAGCGTATGCCCTGCCATCCTTATCTACCGCTGCATACTCATATCCATCAGGTATATCAGTACCGGTTAATTTTTTAAGCTCTGGCTTTTGTTCTGCTTCGCGTGATACAAGGCTGTTTTGGTAATCGCTCGCGTCGAAGCCTCCACCTATCATGCGTATTGAATCTTCAGAATAAGGGCTTTTCCAAACTTCATTTTTTTTGTCAAAATATGGTTGAGATTTATAGGCAAATGCAAATCCATCTGCATCAACAGCCGCATAACTAAACCCCTCATGTATATCTTCAATTTTCAATTTTTTAACCATTTTAAATTATTTTTTTAACTCGTTTAAAATTTGGGTGAAAATCTGCAAAAACTCATCGGTAGAGCGGATTATGTAATACTTGCCTCCAGCCCTTTTAATTTCAAACTCTCTCCTTTTCTGGTATTCGCTTTGCGTGTCATTACCTGCTTTAACCTCAAATCCTACATAAAGCCCATAAATGCAGCAAACAACATCCTCAACGCCTTTTGTTGCGTTCGACTTTCGATGAGTACCGATCTTTTTATCAAATATCCCTACAACGTTAATTCGTGCTGCTAGGCATTTAGATTGCATATTTACAACTCGGATAATGTTTGCGGTTATCTGATTGGCTGTTTCAGGCTTCAAATTCATTGGTATAAATAGTTGTCCAATAATCAATGCCCATTTCGGTCTTATCCCAACGAAACGCGATTATAAGCGCCTCAGATAGGCTTTCAGCTTCGTCATTAAGGTTGTTTACTTTTGACGCTTCTTTGTAAGCCTCTGGAGCCCAATAATACCCATCCGCTATGGCTTTAGAGAAATGCTGTTTTATCGTCATAACCTGCTAATTGATCTATTTTTAGTATTGCGTAATCTGCCACTACTTGCAACTCTCGATGATTGTTTGTTGATCCGTACGCCCTGCAAATTGACAGATCAGAACGGACCACTGGATAGTACTTTTGAAAATGCTGGAACTTCTCCATCTCATCCCTCATTTTTTCGGCCTTCTCTTTTGCAATCTCAATAGTATCAAGCACTTTAATCACCTCATTTATATAATCCTTTGCCTGTTTAATATTTGTCATCGCTCCAATATTTTAAAGTTTTTTCAAAAGGATTGCCTGGTAGTGCTCTAACAAGCTCAAGCATTTCAGCGACGACCTCCCGCGTTTCTTGTTGTGCGTCTGGTTTAAGACGAAGGTCGCACATATTCAAAAACGCTTGCAGGCTTGCGGTCATTATAAAGGTAGTGTTAAGGCTTAAAGGTAAAAGCGTTCGCGCTTGCTCTTTGGATACTCCAATCTTGATAAGTTCTTTGTACGCGTTTTTTGCCGTTTCAATTACGCTTTTTTCAATACCAGAACAAAATATTTGGTCGTCTTCCGACAATGGGCCATCTGATCCCTGCTTGGATGATGTACTTTGTTTCCTCCATTCAGAAATGCAAGTATAAGTATCTGAAAAATCAACATACCGGCCTGATATACTGTTTGGAACAACCCCAATCTGGTGTTTAAAAAGTTGCCGTTCTATGTAAATAGGGCAACTAATCCTAAATTGCAACACGGGATGCCGGAACGGTGAAGTGTGTTTGTGCTTAATTAGATACTTTATAAGGCTCTCATTTTGCAGATCTGTGTAGTTTTCAGCTTCTTTGCCATAGGACACTCTGGCCACATTTACGACCATTGTATCATTACCGAATACTCCTAATAGTTCAACCATTGTAATCTAAGGTTAAGTTCGTTTTTTTTAATTTCATACGTTAATCTGGCTCCATGCTCTTCCGCTGTTTTGGCAGCCTCAAAAACAAGATTTGCCCAATATTTAGAACTCTCATCCGCTACAATCGGATTGTCAGGATGGAATATAACAGACTCACGCGCCAATCCTGTGACCTCCAATACTTTTTCAATTACTTCCGACTCAGACGCGCCTCTTCTACCTGTAAAATAGTCGCTTAATGTTGATGCGCCAATATTGCACATTTGCGCAATCTCGCGTTGAGATAGACCTGTGCGCTCAGGTATTTGTTTTAGTTCCATGTTCTTATTTTTGCTCAAATTTACGGCAAACAGACGTACAACTACAAAAATAAAGCCCGGTTTTTTGTTCCGGGCTTTAAAAAAATTACGCTTCTTGTAAATCAAACAACGTGGGTACTTTTTTTAGCGCCTCAGCTGTTTTAAGATAGTAAACAGCATCACGGAAGTATTCCGCATTTAATTCTGTACCAAATCCTTTCCGTTTCATTTGAACAGCAACATAAGGCACTGTACCAATACCTCCAAATGGATCAGCTACCAACTCCCCGGGATTAGAATAAAGCTCGATCAATCGCTCAACAACATCAAGTTGCAACGGACATACGTGCTGTTCTTTCTTTTGATTGGCTTGATGCAGATTTAGCGTTCGCATCCTGATAACATCATCCCAAATTGCTTCACGTTGCAAATCCGACAAAGGAGGCGTTAAGAGGCTAAATACCTTAGGTAGTTTATTGGCTGCTGCTAATGCTTCCGCTACTTCAACGTGCTTTGCGTAGTCATATCCGCATTCGTTAAAAAAGTCTTTTACCATCTTCCGAACGTGCTTTAATCCCTTTTCGCTGTTTGCTATCTTGACCAGCTGATCCACGTTTAAAAGCCTATTTCCGCTGCTTCTCCACGTTGCGTCTGCATCAAGTTGCCACCGACCTAAGCCGTATTTATCGCGGTCGTGTGTAACGGGATCATCCGCGTACGCTTTACCCTTAAACGTTTGCGGCTTTCTGAACATTAAAACAAATTCCGGTGAGCCTGCTCCCATCTTTGTTGCATCCTTCACCATTTCTCCATAGGTTAGTCGGTAGGTTTGGTTATTCTCGGCAACGACATCGGTCGGTATTATGTGCATACCTAAGTACTCAAAACCATGCTGCAAAAACGCAAAGGTTGTTTTCATGTGGAACGGATTAACCGTACTAAATCCGTTTCCGGTCTGGCTACCGTAAAAAATGCGATCCTTTACGTGAACTGCGCAAATTCGGCCCGGTTTGAGCGTTCTTAACAACTCGGGTATTAGGTAGTCCATTTGCGCAAAGAAGTGATTATCATCATCAGTGTGCCCAAAATCAAGGTAACTTGGTGTGTATTCGTAGTGATTTGAGAACGGAATACTTGTAACTTGCAAATCTTGGCAATTATCCGGCAATGTCCGATACTCCGTTACATTGTCATTATTAATAAATGTCCAGTTTTCCCCGTTCGCCTCTTGACGGGCTACCGTTGCCGTTCTTGCCAACTGCTGAATCATTGACATCTGATTAAGACCATGCTCCGATACTATCTCCCTCATCTTTTGTTGCAGCTCCAAATGTTGCGCCCACTTCTTTTTAAGTTCGGTCACGATACCGCGCTCAATTTCGGTGTAAATGATATGTACCTGGACTGTATTCTGCTGCAAAAATCGGTGTGTCCGGTGTATTGACTGAATAAAGTCGTTAAAGTCGTAATTAATGCCCAAAAATATATTTTGGTGGCAATGTCTTTGAAAGTTACAACCGGATCCAGATAACTCAGGCTTTGTGTTTAGTATCTTGATTTTACCATCCGCAAAATCAATAATTCGTTGCTCTCTTTTTTCAAGATCCAAAGAGCCGTAAACAGAAACGCTTTCCGAGAACGCTTTTTCAATCGCGGCCCGTTCGCCTTCCAAGTGATGCCAAATTAACCAATTATTATCCGGCCCGTATTGCTCAAAAATCTGCTTTGCCTTTTCAAGTCGTTCGGTAATTGTTTCACGCTTTTCAGCTGCTGATTGTAGCAGACCTAAAGCCTCAGTTGCGAGTAGTTGGTATTGCCCTTGCTCATCTGTCTTACTTTGTGCTTTTGTGTGATCTGCTGGTATCTCATGCCATACCACGTCAAGTTCCGGCATATCATAGCCCGCATCGCTATATCCAAGATCGGAAGGCTTGTATATCAGCAACGCCCACGAACATAGCCAAAACCAAAATTCTCGTTCTTTGTGCGGATGGATGCGAAGGTCACCGGCTTTTGTGGAATTGCGTTTAAAAAACCTGGTAAGCGCTTGGCCCCGATCCATAATGCCTAAAAAGTCAGCATAATTCAAAAGCTCTAAATATCGATTGGGAGATGGTGTAGCGGTAAAAACAAACCGGTACTTTACACTTTCTACTTCGCGCCTAAATATGTCGGTTGTGTCGCTTCCGATGCTGCGAAGTGTGGAAGCCTCATCAAGTGAAACCGCAATAAAGTAGCCTGGCTTAATATCGCCCGTACGAATGCGCTCATAGTTGGTTATTATGTACTGACTTTCACACGCTTCAACCTCTTCCATATTTTTACAGTACACAATATTTACCCCCATGGCAGGCCCATCTTTTTGGGTAAACTCTTGACGTACGCCCAATGGAGTAGTAAATAATACTTTGCGGTCAGGATAACGCGCTGCGATGTGCCGCAAACATTCTATCGCAATCCTAGTTTTGCCAAGACCAAAAGATAAAAAACCAGCACGCCTACCCCCTTTAAGCAGCCAAAGTACCGCGTCTTGCTGATGAGGGAAAAGAGATGGGTGTAAATCCTCTCTATCAATGTCAAATCCAAAATAATCAGACTTGACTACTTTTTTGGAAATAAACTCTTCGTAATTACTCATAAAATTTTGTTTAAGGTGGTAAATATAGTTTAGTTGCGTCTATTACTTAATCCTGGCATCTCGATACTTGTAACCATCTCGGATAACCGATCAAATGCCATTTCACTTAGGTTTTTTTTGGCTTCGTGTGGGCCGTAGTTGCTAACAAATCCAGACGGTTGTCCAAATCCTTTAAAATAGGTATATCTGTTGGCGATAATCCACTCGGGTATGTGGATTTTGTTGCCGTAAACCTGAACCGGTGACATCTCCCTTAAAAACTCATCAAATACGCGATTTGTCGCCTTGTATCGTTCTAAGTTGTCTGGATTGTTTGTTACCGATGTGTGTATCAATGTCAAATCCTCATAGCTGGCCGCCTTACTCAACTTCTCATTTTGCGCAAACTTGCATAGTATTTTAGTGATTTCTGTTTTAAACGTGCCCGGTTTCCCAAACAGCCAAAAACCTTTATAAAGAGGCAGGTCACCGGTAGCGTCGTTGATATACCACTTTATCAAATTACGTATTGTTTGCGCTTGCTGGTCAGTGAAATCAATCTTAAAATCAGGATTTTGTTTTAGCGTGCAGAGTTCGGAGTGCCTACCTTTAAGCAGATTAAACACCTTCCTTCGCGCTTCATCGTACTCCATCTCCTGTTTGTATGTCGGGTACATTTTTTGCGGTTCAGCCTTGACAGAATTAAAAACCTTTGCGCTGTACTCCTTCACTTTTTCCGACTGCTCAGGCGTTAATACGTTATTGGTTTCTCGCTTTCGATTTGTGAGCGTTTTTCTCAAATCATCAAGAGAGCGCCCTCCGGCCATTCGACGTGCGTAATCATCGAGGCTTTCATTTTCAAAGATCTGATCCTGGCTCATCATAACGGCTGATTATTGTAAAGTTATTAGTTTCAAGCAATATGACACTTTTATCTATATCAATTAACCATAGCTTATTTCCATCTCTTGCAATTTTTACATTTTTAAATAATATATCGCTATATTGTGTTTTACATTCAGCTTTGTTTGTATTTGGATAGTAATAAATAATACTCATAGTAAAAACGTTTAAGGGTGTATAAATTTATTTGTTCAAAATCTCTCTAATGCGCTCATCAGGCTTAAAATAGTTCGGCCCTTTCAGCACCTTTCCAATCGGATAAAGCCCGTTTAAAGGCGTATTAAATCCGTTTAACAAAGGCTTTCCATCTTCGCCCAACTTGCTCATGTTGCTTTCGTGTACCGCGTCAAAAAGCTCTTGAATCCGATCCTGTAATCCATGCGCCACGATCGTACCGCACAAAACATACAATTGATCTACAATCGCATCAACTTGACCTTCCAAGTCAGAACTCAATAAATACTCATCTAGCTCCTCCTTTGCAAGTCCGAATCGTAATTTTCGCGCTTCCATATCCAGCGCGGTCGGTGTGGTGTTATTGAAGTGACCGAACACTTCTTGAAATTGCTTAACAGCGTTTAGGTAATGATCCATTTTTTATAGTTTAAAAGTGAAAGTGCGTTTTTTCTATTGCTTTAAAAATCTCTAAAGCTACTTGAGGTACTATTGCGTTGCCTCCTGCTTTAATTGTTTCATTTCTCCATTTAGAAAAGGTAATACTGTCCAATCGGAAGGAAAGCCCATCATTTCGAGAACAAATTGCGGGTTGAGTTGGGAACCCATCCCATTGTCTTGACCCCATTGACTTATAACCTCCCCCAAATTGCTTTTGCCTCTGTCCCGCAAGGCATGGCGAGAATCCTGGGTTTTTGGTGTCGGCAACATTGCAAAAACCTGCGTTGCCAAATTCGGCATTATTGTGCCATTCGGGTACTTTTCCATTCTTTTTTTGAACTTCTCCAAATCCTGCGGCTCTTCGCGTGTCGTTGGAGTGAGCAACAAACCATACTCGCTCTCGTTTGTGCGGTGCATTGACACCCGCAGCTGGAAGAACGAAAACTGCGACCTCGTACCCTTGAGCCTCCAAGTCAGCGCGCACCTCGTCGAATACCAGTCCCCCGTTCCAACTAAATAGCCCGCTAACGTTTTCGCCCACAACGTAGGTCGGTTTAACCTCTGATATAATTCTAAGCATTTCGGGCCACAAGTGGCGGTCATCATCTTTTCCAAGTCGTTTACCTGCAACGCTGTAGGGCTGGCAAGGGAAGCCCCCGGTGAGAACAATGTCATCTGAACGCCATTCTTGTCCGTATCTTTTTGTAAGTTCGTCATTTATTAGTTGATAATTTAGCGTGTGAATATCGAGGTGGTGGTAAGCGTCTGGCCAGTAATACCCTAATACCTTGTTTCCAAAATCATTAATCTCACACGAAACAATATTTTTCCATCCCATCCATTCAGCAGCAAGGTCAAAACCGCCAATACCGGAAAAAAGTGAAATGTGCAGCATATCTTAAAAAGGTTGCGGCCCGTACTCTTCCGGGATCGGTTGATAATGCGTTTTACCGTTCTGTTGGCTTTTATCGCGCTTCAAAGGGAATAATCCAGTCCAAAGGTTCGCGATTGTCTGTTCCACTATTTCAAGCGAAGTACACCGGCTATCCTCGCTCAATCGTTTCAGCTGCTTTAATGCTATCCCCGCGCTTTTGACCGATGCGAACGGCTTTAACTTCATTTCCTTCCGGTAATCTATGTACATTTGAAACGCCTCTACCAAAGTCGAATCTGTTTTGTATCCAATCTCATTCGCTGCGTCTTTTGCACTTATGGCAACTTTTTTTAATGCGTCGCCCCGGTGCGAATCATTCTCTTTTGGCTTTTGAGATTTGTGTTTATTTTCTTGGGTTGGCTCGGAAAACTTTTTGTTTTCCTTATTATTACTAATAGATGTATAATTAGATGTACTAATAAATGTATAATCTAAGATTGGCCCGTTTGGTTCAATGTCTTTAGCCTGTTTAGTATTTTCGATTGTACCATTTGGTACAATGGTATTAACTGAATAGGATTTTGCATCTATACCAAAAAAAGACAGCATTTCAGGGCTTAAAGTGTAGGATTTTGAACGGTCGTAACTGTTATCATTCTGAATTCTGCTAAATAAATGTCCATCATTTTCAAGATTGGAAATAATCCTTTTTAAAACCTTTGCAGTAAAATATGGATAGGTTTTTGTCAGTGCCTCTACGCTTCTTTTGACAAAAATACCTTCAATCGGCTTTTTTTCGTTTGCTGATTTTTCTTGCTGTAAAAAGTGAAAATGTTGGAGTATTACGGCTCCTTCTATTCCTACCTTGCAAGCTAATTCAACACTAAAACTGTGGTTCTGTGCCATAAATTAATTGATATTTTCAATGTTAATTGATAGGTGTAAGTATTGCACTTCATTATTTAGGATGGTGTATTCGACTTTTATGTAGTCATAATTTTCCATTTTTTTTACCGATCGAATAACCTCTGATTGGCTTTCATTAAAAACTTGAGCTATTTTAGATACCTTAAATGTAGAAACACTGCCTTGCCTACCCCAATAAAAAAAATAACCTAAAAGCAATTTTTCAAAGTAGTTTAAATATAAAACTTTTAATATCTCTTGTGGAAAAACTATGGGTGTAAAAATTTTTGACATAATACAAAATAAAAAATGCCTTCGGTCGCTGCTTCCCAACCCCGGCAAAGATTGGAAATAATGGAGTGCATACCTCACCCCGACAGCGCCCGAAGGCATATATAAATTCAGTATGTAAAAGGCTTGCCGGCCCTGTCCTAAGACTTTGCAAAGATAATCTTTTGCCCAAAATTCACCAACATCACTCAGTGAAAAATTTGTCAATACCGATATTTAAAGGCAGGTGTTCAATCCTGGCAATGTAAAGATTTGCCATCCGATCAACAAAACGGATACTAAACTGATCTGCTTCTTGCATCTCTCGTTCTGCATACTTTTGGGCATCAGCCCAACGTTGCAAGTTTAAATTTGCATCGACAAAAGACGTGTAAACGTAGGTTTTTTGCTCTTCGCGGCCTGTTCTGTACATTGCCTTTATTGTGAGCTTGTATAAGTCGGTACTAACTTGTTTTGCGTTGCTTTGCATAGCTTGTTATTATGTAAATTATTGCGGCCAAAATTAGCAGCTTTTCAATAATGTGGAGCATAATATTTAATTTAAGGCCCGGATTTTACACCGGGCCTTTATTAGTTAGGCAAATACATGTGTTAAACTTGTGCGCAATCCTGTAAAACGCTCAAATAAACCTCTTAAATCTTCTGCGTAGATGTCAGAATATTCTTTAACTACCTTAACGCTTGATCCATGTATTTTGGTAAAGGTAACGTTATAAAGATCGGATCCATTAAGCTCTACCGTAAGGTGATTGGCCGCTTTTACACCTGGAAATCTTAGGTAAAGCGAGTTGTTACCATGAGTCATGTTTTTAGCTCCTGTCATAACTACAAATTGTCTTCCACCTAATTGATTAAGGATTGTTGTTGCGATTTGTGCTGATGTGTTCATAATGCTAAATTTAAAAATGTGATTGTTGTGAATTGTGAAGCAAAGGTAATTCTATCCTTCTTAAATATCAAAATTATTTTTACAATTTTTTAAAATTATTTTTGTAATTCAAAAAACAATGTACCTTTGTGGCTCACTCTTAAACGTTTATCTATGCAATTAACACAAACAGAAATTAATACGCTTGCAAAGGCCGGTGTAATACCCGAGGGTACACCGCCTGCGATTGTGAGCGTATTTGCGCAAACGTGCAGACAACACAATTTAAGTCCCTTCAAAAAAGAGATCTACCTGGTAAAATACCGCGATCGGTATGCGACCATTGTAGGTATTGATGGACTAAGATCTAAAGCAGCCAGAACCGGCCAGCTTGCAGGATGCGATGACATTAAGTTCAATTTGTTGCCGGATGGGAGCTACCAAACAGCGACGCAATTAAAGCAGGCAAACAAACTGCCACAAACAGCGACCGCAACCGTTTACCGCCTTATCTCCGGTATTAGATGCCCGTTCACACATACGGCCGTATTTGCTGAATTTTACCCTGCTGTTGCGGCTGGTCAAAAATCCTACACAAAAGCCGCTGAGATGCCTTTTCAGATGATTAGCAAGGTAGCGGAAGCATTTGCCCTAAAAAAGGGATTTAGCGACGAATTAAGCGGTTTGAGCATCGAGGAAGAGCAAGCCGCATACACTGGAGCAACGGTTGAGGCGGTCGGAGCCGGTGAGGATGTTTTTTTGGCTATTAATGCGGCTCAGACCATTGACGAACTGATTACGCTTTACAAATCTACTCCCAACGCTCAACGCTTTGCGGATGCTTTCACTAACAAGAAAAAAGAACTTACCAATGGATAAAAAACAATTAATTGATGACCTTAAAAACGGTTTTGTGTCGCTCTCGTACACAAGCCTTAAAGAGTTTAGTATCTCTCCTGCTGCCTTTATACGCTACAAACTAAAAGAGCGCAAAGAAACGCCCGCGATGGCGATGGGTACGGCTGTTCACACGCTTGTATTTGAGCGTGACCAGTTTTTACAGCGCTATTTGATAGCACCGGAGGCGAACGCAGCTACCAAGCAAGGTAAAGAGGATTTACGGCAATTTTACAAGCGCGCTACCGGTGAGGACATTGAATCGTTTACCGTTGCAAGTCTTTTTGAATCTATTAAGCAGCAAACAGGCTTTAAGATACTTTCCTATTCAGATTTTGAAGAGGCTCAACGTCGTGCCGATGCAGTATTGGCAAATAAGGCCGCAAGATACGTCTTGGATCGCGTCGGAGATGTAGAGCAAGGTGTTAGCCTTGCAATAGATGATGTTCCTTTTACTGGCTTTGTAGATGGCTTAGGCGATGGTCTTATTGTTGATCTTAAGAACATGACAGACGCAACGACACAAAAAGCAGCGAGGACTATTTATCAAATGCGCTACGATTGGCAAGCGTTTATCTATTCTCAAGCGGTAAAGGCAAAAGAGTGCTTTATAATTGCCGTTGATGGTGATTTAGAAGTATCAACGCATTGCCTAAGCAAGAATGATCTGGACAATGCCGAGAAACAGGTAAGGTATTATATCTCTCAATTTAAACGGGCTTGTTTTGAGTCGGAGTTCAATGAGGCTGTTTGGGATATGTCGCAGGAGTTCTACCTAATTAACAACAACAACGAAAACGGAATAAACTACCTCTAATATGGAAGCACCACTGGAAAAAATAGGTCAAATTATAGCTTGGTATCAAAGTAAACGCGATTTAGCACCGGCCGACATTGAAACGTTGATAAATGCTGCCAGGCGATTGAGTTGTGAGATATACTTCTTTGCGAATGAGGTAGGTGACCTGCATAGTGATATGTTAAGTTCGGAGTACAGGCGCAAATCAGAAACGGCAAAGTTTATTCAAGGCGCAAAACAAACAGACGAAAAATTAAGCATTGCGCAAATTGAAAAAGATGCGCAAATAGCACTCGACGAACTACACAAGGAAGAGATGCAAGCGGCATCCATGTACCGTTCCGCAATGCTAATCTATCAAAGTGCGCAAAGTGTACACGAACAACTAAGGCAACATATTTCATATCTAAAGGAAGAGAAAAGACAAGAGCAAACCAATGGACAAAACGCTTAAAATTAAACGGCAAGAGGCGGTTATGAAGCTCAAAAAAAGACTTTACACCGAACTCTTGGAGCTTGAATTGAAAGGCCTTGAAAAAGGCATAACTCGCAAAGATTTAAAACCTCACGTCAAAACAAAAAGCCAGTTAGGGATGGTATTTACTCCCAATGGCTACCACCGGCACTCTGTCAAGACATTAAAAAACTTTATTAACTTATACAAACAACTTATCAATGACACACCTGGAGTATCTTAATTTTAGTAAAGTGAACCAGCGCGCTGTTGCGTATCGTTTGCGCTCAATCGGTATTAATAACTATTGCGCAAATGACGAACTAACAGCCTCGCAAATTGCGCAATTAGAGAGCCGTTTTGGAGCCGCAAAAATGACGCAACCAAAACAAAGGCGCGTTCTAAACAGATCAGCAAAAACACACTCTCTAACAGTTGCGACCGTTGCGCAAATCGAAGACAAGAAAACGGAATCCGGGCTTTTGTTTTACGCGCCATTTGCGGTCACGCTTTTGTCGATTGCGCTAACCATTTCCGGCCTGTTTATGTTTGCCGGATGGTTTGGCTTTACACTTGGATGTATGTTTGGGCTATTTCTATTTGGTGCCTCCATTGTTGCCCGCAATAAGCAAAAAGGAGATACAAGCGCAAGCGCATTAAACACTGTTCTTTACCTTGAATTAGGCGCTTGTCTGCTTCACGTGTTTACTTTTTATGCTGCCTTAGAATCTGCAAACAATGACCTTTTGCGATGGTCAGCCGCTTTTGTTTGCGCGTCGTTTGTCGCAATAATCTCATACAATTCTATTAATCTAATTCGTAACTATAACGCAGAATAACATGAACAACTTACCCTTAAACAAGTCCGGTCTTGTCCGCATCAAAGACGCAATCATCACCGAGGTACACAAAGGCCCAAATTACTTATTGATACGCCTTATCATTTTAACAGTGATTTTCATTCTTATTATCATTTGGCTACCAAACAGCTCTATTGAAATTAGTATTAAACTCAATGATAGTTCGGTGCGAGCTGAGCAAATTGAAGCTCAAGCGATTGAAGCTGAACAAATGAGTCTGCTTCCTTTGAGCGTAGATGCCTCTGTAGATGCTCATTCAGTGTTTGAGCAATCAAATACTAAGGCCTCAACAAAAAAGCGCTCTAAAACGAAATTAGGCCCTGATTGGATGAAGCTATCTAAAAGCGCACTTGATGAAAAGCAGCTTTTTGTTTTGCAGTATTACAAGGTGGCACTTCAAGAGCAAGAAAAGTTCGGCATACCTGCAAGCATCAAGTTAGCTCAGGCGCTTGTTGAAACGAATGCAGGCAATTCTCGACTTTTCAGAAAAGCAAATAACGCATTTGGAATCAAAGGTAAAGGGCCGGCCGGATTTGTGAGGGCTGATGATGATGCACCGCGCGAAAAGTTTAGAAAGTACGAAAGTGTATGGCAGTCGTTCCGTGATCATTCGCTTTTCTTGCAAAAGGATAATTATAAGCGATTAAAGCACGCAAAAGGCTATAAACAGTGGGCAAAAGGATTAAAGCGTTGCGGATATGCTACCGCGCCACATTATGCCAATTTACTAATTCAAACGATTGAAAAATACAAGCTATATGAGTTCGATAAATAAAGAGTCTTTTTGGGTGACAATAGATGGAGTTCAATACTGGAATAATAAAACAGCGCTCAATTTTGTCACCGGTTACCTTCATCCACATACGAAGTTCAACTACTCGGTAGAGCAAAAGCGTAGATACAAGTCTGCCAGGCGAAAAGAAATTAATTCACCCTTAAACGAGGTTACTAATGAGCAAATTTAAAAACTGTTATCTCTGTAAACATTGCGAGCGCTTACCTAATAGCGCCTATTCAAAATGCAAAAAAATAGAGCCGGTCACGCCTGAAAAATTTAAAAAAGCACCAATAAAACTTGAACAATACGGTGTACTTATGGGATGGTGCGATTGGCCTTACCGTTATGATCCTGTTTGGGTAAATAATTGCGATTGGTTTGATGAGATAGAACAATGAGCAAAGGGCCGCTTCTCGTTTGAGGCGGCCCGTTTGCATTCACGAAAAAGATCCTACCTAACTAAAGGTAAAAGTAGCCCCTGAGTTAGCCGGTATTGCTTCTAATCGTGTGATTATTGCTTTTTCTACTGCATCGCGAACAGCGCCTAAAGCGGTTGTGTAAGTTGCTTCTTCTGCTGTTAGTTCTGCGCTTGAAAGTGTAAAAGCGTTGTTTGCTACCTTTGCGCTGTTTGCGTCGTAAAGTGTAACGGTTGCTGTTAAATTATCTGCTGCATCTAATTCAAATTTGACATCAATAGTCGAAATTTTAAAAAGTCGTGCAGCTGCGTCGATGCCGTTATCCTCGAATAGGGCAAATGTGGAGGTTGTTGATATTGCCATTAGTAAGTTACCATAATATTTAAACGATAAATTGTAGTTGCAGCCAGCGTTCCGGCTACTGCTATTGTATAATCTCCCTCATTTTGAGCGCTTACCCACCATTGCAGCGAAGTTGAAGCGGCCGTAAAACTGCGAGGTGTTATAAATACACGACCGACGCGGTTGGGTAAAATTCCTGTTTGGTTAAATGTAAATTTGAATACGTCGGAATTTGCGGAAGGGCTTGATGTAGTGGTAAATACAATTTCGTAGTTTAATTGATTTGAGTCGCTATTAAATGATACCGATGTTGCAGCGGTTGTGCCGGCTCCACTATACCAAGTTAGCTGACCGGTGACAGGTGAAACGCTGCAAGTTAGCTGTTGGACATCATTTGATATTGTTTGATATTCTAAGCCTTGCCAATTAGAATTGTGCCTTAAAACTCTACTTGTTAATACCGCTCCTGATGTTGGTCGTTGCGCTGTTGTGCCTGATGCCATTAAAATACCATCAGTATTTCCATCCAAATCTAAACACGTAAACGGATCAGTATTATTTATACCAAATTTACCATTTGTATTTATTGTGATACCTTGACCAGGCGTAGAAGGGCTTGAAGTATTTAAAATCCTAAACTTATCTAAATCCGAATTATCAATACCAGCTGACCAAGTAGAGCCACTTGGAACTTGCCATTGAAGTATTGGATCTCCGGCCGCTGTGCCGCCAACTTGGATGTTAAAAATGGTATTTGAGTTGGCATTTAGGTTTGAGTTGTTTCTAATTTGAGCGTATAGGTTTGATCCGTTAATTGTCGCGCTAAGATCAAATATTTGTAGTACAGATGATTGAGTTGGCCCCAATAAGTTGTACAAATAACCTCCATGCGATGTAGCTCCAATAGTAAGTCTATTTAAGGATGCATCAAAAAGAAAACTGTCATCAGTGGTCAAGGATCCCGTTCCATTAGCTACCGGTACACGACCTGATACAAGCGTGCCGATGATACCCGCTAGGGTAGTCGGAACCCAGGCTGTTCCGTTCCAGCTCAAATACTGACCATTTGCCGCGCTTGATTGAGATAGTTTTGATGTTGGAATAGAAGGTATATCATCAACAACTAAGGCTCTAAACGTCGGTGCGGCCGCTGATCCTGTTGTCGGCCCTGCAAATACTTGATTGGCTGTTTGAGTAGCTAAGGATCCGGTTAAAGTGCCGGAGCTTGTTACCGGTGAGCCTGAAACCGTAAAAATGGAGGGCAGCGACAAACCTACTGACGTGACCGTACCGGATGGAATTGATAAAGTAGCATATTCCAATGCCGTGCCTGCTGAATTAACCCTTAAAACTTGCAAAGCACTGCCCAATGCGGTTAATCCAGTGCCGCCAAAAGCTACTCCAAAAAATCCGGATCCGATTTTAGAGGCATCTAAAGAAGGTACATCATTAGCCGCAATATTTCTGAATGCTGGAACCGCTGCTGCACCGCTTATTGGGCCTGCAAAAAATAAATTTGCTGATTGCGTAGTTAAGTTTGCCGTTAATGTACCTGATGATGTTACCGGAGAACCTGATACACTGAATATGGCAGGTAAAGACAAACCGACCGATGTGACTGTACCAGAGGTTAATGTCAATGTAACGTACTCAAGACCGGATCCGGCCGAATTTACTTTTAAGTACTGGTTTGCAGTTCCTTTATTTAATACTGTCCAGGTAGTTCCATCAAAATACAATAAGTCGCCAACGGCTCCAGTCGGCAAAGAAAAGGATCCGATTTTAGGCTTTTTGATTAAAAGGCTGTTTTTCGGATATGTACCTGACAAAGTACCCGACACCGCAATGCTTGTTGCGCCTGTAGTTACATTTGCCGTAACTGTCAGCTCATCAAAAGCACCTGTAATAGGATTGAGAATTGCCAACGTATCACCAGCATACAAATCGCCTGCGACCATTGCCTCGGCCGTTGGGATTGTAGTTATTGGGCCAGGCGAAAGTGCGAGCGCATCGGTAGTTGTAAGGCTTAATGGATTAAACAGCGTTCCAGGTGGTTTTGCAACCATCTCATACGACGCGCCTGCGTTGGTTGTGGCAGGTGGTAGCGTTGGGATTTGAACGCCTATTTGCTTGACCTTAATCGTTTGAGGTGGTGAAGTACTTAATCCTTCATTGTATGACAGCTCAAACCATTCTCCAACAAATTGATCTTCGTTTGCTATCCAAGTGCCGCGAAGCAGGATCCAATACGTGCCCTTCCAATAAATGCGAGCCATTTTTGACAAGTTGCCAAACAATGTACCTTGCAATTTGCGGATCGGTTTAGCCTGACCGCTAACAATAAACTCACAAAGTAAATACTCTATAAAAGCGTTTGGCGTATCTACACCATCTCCCCACAACGTAGCGAGTTGATAATCTGTTGAAGGCTTTACCCATAAGGCCCCAAGCGTATTTTTGTATTGACTTGTACCAATTAAACTTTGCGTTTTGCTTACTACTGAGTTATTGGGAAAGAGTGTGTTTTCACAAATGTACCGCCTTTCATCCTCGTCAAGCTGAGGATAAATAAGCAAGTTCATATCTGCAAATTGGTAAGCAAAATCGAAAAGCGTTGATGTGTAGGTAGTGGTATCGTACTTTTCAAACCTTATAAACTGAATCTCAATCTCAAAATTATCTCCATCATCGATTAGGTTTTGGGTTAAAATATCAACCTGCTGAGTAAAGGTAAATGTCGATCCGGTTGTATTGCCTAAGAAAAAGCCGTTTGTTATTGGAACTGCCAAATAAATATAGGATACCCCGATAAGCCATTCAACATCTGAGTACTCAATTTGATAGGCGCTTGTTAGCGTGTAGGTACGTCGAGCGTAATAACTGCCTACTTTTAATTTGATTTGGTAAAGCGCTACAAAAGGCTCAAAAGCTGTACCAGGAGCAGTATTCGAAGATATTGCTAAGGTGAAATCAGCCGCAAATCTCAAAAACGCGCTGCCTCCTTCGCTGTCAATCGGTTTGTTTACCGTAACGGTCGCAAAGTTCGCATCGGTAAAATCTGCAACCCCATCCAGCCTATTGGCGCGTTGGAACGACTTAAAAGTGTGCCGGTGCTCTTTTAAAGCGGGTAAAAATTCATAATTAGCAATGGCCTCAAGCGCGCCTCCGCTTGTTTGGTCAATCGTATTTAAAGCGGAAAAATTACCTGCTGAAATAAACGTACCTGACTTGGTGTAACCTCTACCTATTATTGTTGCGGCTGTTCGGTAGGTAATTTGTTCAATCCAATAACTACCAACTCCAAATGTGATACGCGCCCCAAAAACGGTTAAAATGTTCTCAATAACCTCATAGCAGGTTAAATAATCCTGTATTCCTTCATCCTCCTTGTAAAAAATAGAATGATCTATGTACGTTTGATTAAGCGGGCATTGACTTGAACTTGTATGCGTGTGAGTAGCTTCCCACCAGTCCACATAAACACTTATAAAGTTATCAGAACTACCCCACAATACATCTACCGTTCGGATCTTGTTTAAGCAGTTAAGAATGTGCTTTAAGGCGCTTTGTTTACCTGTGTAGGGTAAATTACCATCTTTGTATTTTATCTCTTTTAGAGCCGCAATTCCATCGGTTGCAGATAGCTTTAATTGATATGGATAGTGTGCTTCTTCAAATGATCCAATGTCTGGAAGTAATACACCTCTCCAATAGGGTTGTGGGCTTGTTGATCCTGTTGTTATATTAATCAAAAAACGGCCCTCCTCGCTTGACAATAAATCGGTTATTAGTGCCTCGTGGGTAGCGTTTTGAATGTACATTACAATGTCGCAACTCGTTCCCTGAATCGTCGATATTCGGTCGGTAGCCTCAGCGGTTAAACTAAATCCTGACCGATCTACAAAAAACTCTGTTACGCCTCCGACATGGTCACGATCCCAGATTTCAATGTTGTACCTATCACCGCTGAAACTGTCAAATTCTGCTTTAAATCGTATAGCTGCCATTATCTGGAGAATCGGTTAGTTATATTTGTTTCGCGCTCATAAACCAATTTAATGTCGCGCCCTGATATTTTACCGGTCACATTAATATTTTGCATTCCTGATCCTGTGATGTTATTCATTGCAGCGGCTTGAGCCAAAGTAGCTGAGCTGATAGCGGATGTTTGGAGCCTTGAAATATCTGACATTATTACGCCACTAATCATACTTTGCAGCTTAGATAAAGGCGAAATAACCTCGGGATCTGATTTTGCGTTTGGGTTATCGCCAACCATCGCAAGCGTTTCACCGTAAGCCAAACCGCCCTTTGCCAGCTTGGTTATTTTACTCCGTTTGTTTAGGCTTTGCATTGCACGATCAAATACAGCATTGATACCAGCCACCGCAACACCCGCAACCGCTACGCCCAACAATGGATTTTTGCTAAAGATCATAGAGTTTTTAATGCCCTCACCGATTGCAGCTGCAAGGCCAGCGCGTAACATTTGCGCTGCTGCTTCAAGTGCCGCAACTCCAACAGATGCGTATGCACCCTCTAAGCCGACCAAAGATCCAGCTATACCACCGAACGCCTCTCCTGCCATATTTGCCATCGCTGCTGCACCGTTTCCAAGCGCTTTCATTTGTTCGGTGCTTGCTCCCATATTTGCGGCCATAAGAGCGAAGGAAGCGGACAAACCATCTATTTTCAGAGTTGTATCAATCGCCTCTACTTTAATCTCCTTCATTCCTGCAACTACACCCGACTCAATCGACATTACCGGCCCAAATGTCGCACGATCGGCCCCAGATTGCACCATTGGCGCCTCCGGCAAATCAGGCATTAAATTAGCGCCCAATTTTTGCAGATCCTTGATTTGCTTGCTGTTTGCGGTCGCTCCCAATTCCACCAACTTCTCAATACCCTTTTCAAGGCCTTTCGCATACTCCTCCATCCCTTCCGCTTGTGTGCGGTTTAGTGCTGCGTTGGTCGTTTGGATCTTTGAAAGGTCTTGGAGTATTTTTTTGTACTCGCTTGCTACCGTTGCTGTCTTGATAGTGCTTTGTATGGCTTCATTTGCGCCCTCTTTTGCCTTTGTATTATTTTGGCTTGTTGTTGTGCCTAAATCTACATTTGCTTGAATAACCGCCCTAACTGCCTGCTCTTCTTGCGTCAAAGAACTTATCATTCTTTGAGCATTTGCCAACATATCGTTTTGACGTGCAATGGATTGTTGTTCGGCTAATGGATTACCCTGATAACCAAAAGTGCTTTCTGGTATTTTAGGTCGCTTTCTTTGAAATTCTTGCTGGAGCCTGTTTAATTCTGCTTGTGCCTCAGCCTTTTTTCTGTCAATTTCAATCAGCTTTTCTTCCGCTGCCTTAGCTCTTGCAGCCCTTAGGATATTGGCAATATAGGCATCATAAGAAGTTGTTAAGCCTTGCACCTGACCGTTTTCAAGGCGCAAGTTTCCAAAATACTCTGGACTTATTTCGTTTAGGCGCTTTATTGCTGCTAACTTCTCATCCTTTGTTCTATTTTCATCGTTAAGAACACCAATCAGTGTTTGAACTTGTATCTTTTGCTCTCCAATCGTTTCATTTGCACGCTTTTCAATTCCATCAAGTGTTCTGGTAGTGTGTAGCGCTTCATTTACTGAATCGTTTAATTTATCAAACGCAACATAAAGCGCGCCTACAATAGCGATTGCAGCACCAATGTAGGTAAACTTCATTGCCGTTGATAGCGCGTTAAACTTTGTAACCAAGCCACCAACAAAACCTCCTAAATTGCTAAATGCGGATGCTATTCCCCTAATACCTGTAATGGCTGCGGCCGCTCCTGAATAAAAGAAACTTAAAACCTTAATAACCGGCCCTGCTGCTGCCGCATAAAGCGCAAACGAAACAATGGATTTTTTTGTTTCAGCATCTAAATTTTTAAAAATCGTTGCAGCTCTTCCAAGTGTGTCGCCAATTTGTTTTCCGATTGCGTTTAGGTCGTAAACGTTGTTTATTTCGCTTCCGATGGTTGCTAAAAATTCTTTAATCGCTACACGCGCATTGTCCACCGCGTTTTTGATGCCACCTTGTACGCGTGCTGTTTTTGTTAGTCCATCTGTTATTTTTGTGATAAACTCATCCGCACTTACACCCGCTTTTCTAAGCCCCTCAGCCGTTACTACTCCAAAGGTATCCATCATCACCTTGTTAAGGCCAGGCATATTTTCTTTGATGATGGTCAGATCCTCATTTAGGATATTACCCTTTGCCGACATTTGCGCAAATTGCCGCGTAACACTCTCAAGGTTCTCAGCCGTTCCACCGGTCGAGGCAACCGCATTTGCAAGCTCTTGCACCGTTTTTCGCGCCTGTTCAGCACTAAAGCCGACAGACTGCAAACGGATGCTACCTTGAATGGCTTGTTCTAAATCAATGCCAGGAGCCAACGCGACCTGCCTCAACTTTTCAAGCTCCATTCGCGCCTGTTCAGTCGAGTAGCCTGCGTTTTTCATCGTGGTTTCAAGCGCTAACTCAAGCGCCTGCATATCACCAGCAGCCTTAATGCTTGCAGCGCCAATAGCAAGGATTGGAGCCGTTATACTCATCATCATCCCATCCGCGATGCCCGAGATTGTTTCAGCCGAACGCCTCATCCGGTTTTCGATTTGCCTCATCGACCGGTCAAACTCTTTGAACCGGGCCGCAATGGTTATGTTTAAATCTGATACTGCCATATTATTTAGCCTTTAACGGGTTTGAATTCCATTTTTTCAGTACGCTCTCTAAATTTGCGCATCTCTTCCAATAAAGCCTCTTTTGATCCAAACGGATTATCAATTTTAACACCGCTCTCCCAAGGGAACTTTATTAAGTCGGTTGGCTTAGTTCCTTTTTTGATGTGAGGCGACAATATCCAAAACGCTTTCAGGCGACTTGATACCCACCTTTCCTCCTCGGCCTTTGCAAATGCTTTTTTCATTTGATACATAAAACGAGGCGTTGTATTAAAGAATTCCCACTCTTTTAGGCCCAAACGTGCAGCATCCTCAAACATCCCATCCCAATCTATCGTTTTGCTCGTTTGGGCTTCACCTCCCCCGCTTCTCCGGCCGGCATTGAATCCATAAACAACTCCATCACCTTAGCAACTCGATCAGGTGTTAACCAGGCTGCAACATCATCATCATTAAATTGAAATGGCTTTTTTTCGACCGACGCACCACACAAAAAACCAGCGTGCGCCAGGTTCACAATAAAAGTCACTGATATATTTTCACCGTTTGAGTTCGACGTAAAATCAGCGATTGCCGAACGGCCGGTATTTTTTTCGTATTGATAGAGCGCCCCAAATCCAAAATGAATAGGGCATTGAGTACCGTTAAAATCTAAGTATGTCATTTTTCGTAAATTTATAATTATTAAAAAAGCGGGCCAGCGCTAAGCCAGCCCGCTGGGAAGAAAACGAAGGTTCAGCGTGCGGACTATTAAGGGTTAGTTGCCTCAGTGAGTGCGCCCGTTCCTTGCAGTTCAAAGTCAAAGGTAACGTTTTCATCGCTTCCTGCTGAGCTAAGGGAGAGCGATGTAAAAAAAGCGGTTCCGCTCCAGGTCTTATCACCGCTAACATTTGTACCAATCTTTACAGTTGCGGTCGCTCCTGTATTAATTAGCGTGTAAATGTCATCAAAAGTGTAGGTGTTGTCGTAAGCGAACATTGCAGATCCGCCCATTGTCCAACTTACCCGACCAGGGAGTGAGCTGTTGTAAGAATCGGTGTCTTTACAAGTTGTATCCCGACTTTCAACGCTAATATTTAAATTCGCGTCGGTTAAGCAGGTCACAACAGTAGAGCCGACTGAGATAGTCATAATTCGACTATTTACAATTCCTGTTGTTGGCATTTTTTAAAGTACTTTAATTTGTTAACAATTCAGTTTCATCGTCGCTCTCCTCAATCGCCTCGGAAAGCGTTTTATTTTTTGACGCTGTTAAAGCCTCTGTAATGCTGCTTAATTGTTCGGCCGATACTGATACGCAACCACCTGCCAATAATGGATTGTGGCGGCAAAGTGTAAAAGCTGCTACTTGTTGCGCAACACCCAAGGCAATCAGCTCTTGACCGATATGAGGCGCGGTGCGAAAAACATTACCAGGCTCAAACACCTTACCGGATCCGAGATCCTGCCAGCTCTGAATGAAAATATACCGATCGCTCATTTCTTAAAGACGTTGTAAGCGATTGTAATTAATGAGAATAAACTAACTGCAACGCCTTGCCAGTTCCCATCAAGAGCCTTCCCGATCGTTTCTTGCAGAACTGTAAAAAATTCAGGAGTTAAGGCAGGTACAAACAATGTAATAATCGTCGCCAAATAGTTGTAAGTGTTAGCATTTTTCGCCCACGCTTTAAGGTCAAATTGAGCGTTTTTAAAGTAAACACGAAATGTACCAACAACGCCTACCAAGCCAAGAATAGCCGTGAGTCCACCGATTGCGGCTTCTTGTGGGAAAGCGACCATTGTGCCACCAACAAACAGAATCAAGGCCATGATAAAGTTTGTTGATTTGATTTTTTCTAAAAATAGTTCTTTTGTCATAAGTTTTAAGTTTTAGCGATATTTAGGCCGCGCGATCATGTTATCTATTTTAGCTTGCAATTTAGCGACCTCAACCGATAATCGAGAGCGCTCTTCATCGCAAGCTCTAATTTCTGTTTGAAACTGCGCGATTTTTAAATCCATCTTTTGTTCGGCCATATCCCATTTATAATAGAAAAAATAAAGGCCAACCGACAAAAGCACTATGTTAAATCCTTGTTCTTTTAGGCTTTTCTCCAAAATTGCACCAAATTGTTGTATCATTTCCAGTATTTACGTTTGATTTTAGGTAAATCATCAATAATAAACTGAACCACGAAAAAACCGAGAAAAAAGCCTATTCCGCTTAATAGACCGTTCCAAATTGTCATCATCGCCTTGCAACATTAGGCACTAACCGAGCAGTCCGGCCAACACTTTGCCAGCTTCTATCTTTGTAGAAAAACTCAATAAACCCATCCGCGTCGAAGTCCGTTAAACGAAGATAGCCTGGTGAAAAGTATGCCCGCTTCCAGCTGCCAGCCGCGCGGGTAAAGCTATATTGAAGTCTTGGAACCAATATTTTATCATTGGTCATTGAAACCCTAAAGTAAACCTTTGTTTGGGCTGCGAACCCTCGCAAATTCCAATCGGTTGTTAGCACCTGGCTTATGCCTGTAGTATCAAATAAAGGTACTCCATACTGCGTTTCAATCGTGTTCCCATCTCGTAACATACGCCCAATTTCCGCAGTATAGGCGCTAATTATTGCCCAGTCGTTGCACCGCCTTCCAATCTCTTGCGTGGTGAGTGCCTTAATGGCTGCTACCTGCTGCATAGTATCCCGAATCGGTACGTCGGTTTGTGTCCGCTTTCCGGTTTCGTCGATTACAAGGTGCGTAAAATATAGCCCCGTTTCGTTGGCTGTTATAAAAGTAGTGTCAATTACCTGCGCCTTTGCTTGCAGGCTTAAAACTGCCAGAATTATAAATAGTATTTTTTTCATTGTATAGTTGTTTTTAATGAAGATCTACCCACGCGCCAGCAGCGCGAACTTGAAGTTTATTGTCTGTCGTGTTGTAAATAACCAGCCCATCGGCAGGTGTGGCGATTAAATCGCGTTGCACTGTGGTCATTCTTGGGAATAAAACGCCCTGTGTTGTTGATGCTACCTCGAAGGCTGCGGATGCGTTTTGCGTTGTTGTGCCTATTGCAACGTTTCCGGCAAAGTAAGACTTTGCAGTACCTGCGCCATAAATACCCCAGCCGCTATTATTTGAATACTCAATAGCTCGATAATCAAATGCAGAATTAATAGAAGGCCCAATTAAAATTCCTCTTGTTGTGCCTGTTGCTGTACCTGTTTGGTTTATCGTTCCACCTATTCTAAGCAAATTGTATACTCCATTGCCCGATGTAGGATTGAAACCCCTTTCAATGGCGGTAAGACTCCGAGTTCCAGAGGTGATTGAAATATCTCCCTGACCATTAGTAAAAGAAACATCGACAAAGTTTGTCACAGTTGGAACTGCGTTGCTTCTAAATATTACGCTTTCCTGGCCAGATGTACCACTAGAATAAATACCGCCTATTGAATTTCGATTTGCGCCAAGCCTTAATCCAGTAGCATACCCAATCACTACCTCTCCGTTATCTGCAACCGACAAACCCGTTTGTGAGCTATTATTTAAAACGTTTAAAGCAAGTCCAGTTGTTGTGCCTGTTGTGTTGATTTGCAATCTTGCCCCCGGGCTACTTGTCCCCACCCCAACATTCCCATCATCCCGAATCATCAGCGCGTTGTTGTTGCCTGCGCTGTTGTGAAATTGGGCTGTCCAAGTGGAGGAGCTTGTCCCGGAGCCTACGACGTGGAGGCGGGCTGCTGGTGTGGTCGTACCTATTGACGTGCTGCCTGCGAAATAGTTAAAAGCATTTGCATCTACCGCGTAAAAGCTATAAGGCGTGTTCGCCTGCGTGCCGCTTGTAATATCGCCACAATAGTATCCGAATGTATTAGTCATTGCACCAGCATTGCTTGCCACCTCACCCCTAAATAAATATAAATTACTTATTGTATTGCCAGCCAATAAATTACTTGCGTCACCTTGAACGCATCTAATATCATTAGCCGCAACATTTGAAGAATTAACAAATCTACCTACAACTCCAATACCTCTGCTCAATCCTGCATTTGCCGCGTCATTTGTTACTGTAAAATTACCAGCTGTGATATTATTACTTGCGCTTGTATTTTGGTTATTTACTGCAAATGTCATTCCATTAAATGCTGTAAATGCTTGACTTCCTCTCATATCAACTGTTCCAGCGAAGTACCCGACTGAATTTGTTATTGAACCAGTAAAAGTATTTGTAATTCTACGATCACTCCTTGACCCTGTTACAAAAAAAGGAGTATTTGCTGATACGTCAAAATTACCTCCAATCCTTGATTGCCCAACAACTTCTAAAGGGAAGGCTGGCGCGGCTGTATTAACACCTAAACGCTTATTTGTATTATCCCAAAAAAATCCATTATCCCCGCTTTGCGTCTGTGCGCCTGTCCAAAAAGATACTTGTCCGCTTGTGCCGCTTCCGGTTACATCATCAGCCGGATCCGTATCTACTGTAACAGTGCCGCCACCATTGGACAAAGTGAGCGTATTTGTACCTGTTGAAAGCGTTTGTAGCTCATTTGTAGTACTTCCATCTACTTCCGTACCGGTGATCGTTATAGTAGTACCAGCTGTTCCCACGGTATTAATACCAGCGCCTGCGATTGTCACCGACCCGCCCGAATTGCTTAACGTTGCGGTGTTGGCTGCGACTGATAACGTTTGTAGCTCATTTGTAGCGCTTGCATCCGCGTCGTTTACGTTTAGCGTTATGGTGTTACCGCTTGAGATGCTGATATTGCCCGCGCTGCCATCGGTGCTAAGTGTTTGCAGTTGGTTGGCAGGTGTTGTATTCTCCCACCTTGAAAGCGTTGAGTTATAAGTAAGTACTTGTCCGTTTGTCGGACTGCTTAGTTCCACGTCGTTAATTTGCGCCAAGTCTGGAAAGTGCGAAGGCCGAACGAACAAAGTACCATTTGAAGGGTGCGCATGAATTACAATTGCGATAGGTACTTTAAGGTTTGGAGCAGTTGGTAAAACCTTAGTAAGGTATCCTGGTGTTGCTGCACTACAATAAAGTACATCACCATCGACCCAAGTTTCACCATAATTTGCGCCATTCGTTTGTATGCCGCGCACTTTGCCGAAATGCTGTACTTTGCCGTTGCTGTTGTTGCCTATTGTTTGCGCTGCTAATCCAAGAATATACTCACTATTTACCGTCCCGTTTGCAATAGCTGGAGCGATTAAAATGCGGCCAGTGTTGCCAGTTGTGCCGTTCGCCATTACTACAGTACCAACCACAATAGATGAGCCTGTTGTGTTGCGTGTGTTATAATATGCTGACTCCATTAAATGTCCTGTGACTGCGCCCTGATCAGTCACCAACTCTACCGTTTCTTCGGTTGCATTCCAAGACATTGCGCCTGCTGCGCCATCTGTGTTTGAGCCTGTTCGGAATCGTAGAATGTAAAGCGAATCTAATATTATTGTGTCGTTCTCAATTCGGATGCCTTCGCCAGCGTAAACAGAACCACCACCGACTAATACCCACGCGGATCCATTATAAAAATACAGCTCGGGTTGTGGGCTGCAATTATTTATAACAACCTTTGAATCGCCTTTGCCAGGTGTGTAAGCAGGAGCCGTACATCCTGCAATCTCTTCGATTGTATTGCCTATTAGTTGCCAACCTCCAGGCGTGTTAAAATGATACCATTTTCCCGTTACAGTATCAATCGCAACGCGTGAAGTCCGGACGGCAGGTGTAAAAGTAGGCGCTCCGTTCGTGTAGTTTATTCCTGCGCCATACACAATATTATTTTGAGCGTTCGTTTGAACGGCTGCAAATAAAGCTATTATAAATACTAAATATCTCATACGTTCATTACCATTTTAATCACGCCATAAGGCAAACCATAGTAGTTATTTGCTGTCAAGAAATACAGATCTCCAGGAAACAAGCCGCCAGCAATTGCGGCTGTGTCATCATCAAAAAAGCGGTCTTTCATTGGTACCATAGGATCTAAACTGCTTTGTCTGTTTATGCGAACGACATACATACTGATATGATAATGGTTTCCCGAATCATTGTCGTAATGTTGCCGCGTTTGTTCGTAGTGTATTCCATCGATGGATACAAGTTCGGCCTCAAAGGTTACATCGCCCCTAAAGTAGTCAACCGCTTGCCTAAATGCTTCTTCCGCTTGTCTGCACTCATTAAATGTGGGCGCCCAAAAAACTACTTCTACCGAAACATTATCTACCCATGATGGATTTGTTTTTGCTTTTCCAGGAGCGTTACCCACAACCGTAACGACCGCAAAGGGCATTGTTGCCCCTTGTGGAGCGACTACCGGATACACACGATTGCCGAATAAAGTACTCGCGGTCGGATGGTCACTAATTAATTTGCGGATTGGCCCCTGTACGTTCATTTTTTTAAGCGCTGAATTTTCTTTTTAAACTCCTCTACAACCGTGCTTCGCGTTGCTTCCCTGTATCTGTTCCAAGTTGGTAAAACAAAAGGTCGTGCCCTGCTGTTTTTGGTGCCTTTTTCCACCATGTGAGCATAATAACCATCAGTGCGACCGCCAGGCCCAAATACGCCTTGTGAGTTACCTTTTGCAAGTTTTGCGCCTACTGTAACTTGATACTTCGCACCTCTAAAATTTAAGAACTGAAACGACGCGCCTAAGTTACCCGGCATATACGTTGCCACCACATTACCACGACCTTTAGGCGCTCTAATACGCCTTACCAACTTTGCGGTACTGTATCGTTTGTGTGGCCGTTCGCTTTCTGGTGCGTTAATTTCAAGCGCAAAAACAAAAGGCTTTGCGGATTTTTTAAGAATGCGCAAAGTATCGCGCCTCGCGTTCTTGCTAACCGTTTGCAGCTCTCTAACAAGCTGCTCAACTTCTCTATTTAATTCCGCTACGTTTGCCCTCATTACCCTTCAGTTTTTTGTACTTCAATAAACATGCGACCCCCGCGCCCATCCTCCGCTACTCGAATTATATCCCAATTAAAAGAATTGTATTGGATCCGGTCACGTTCTGTTATATCTGTTTTACGAATCTCAAACGTAATTCGATTTGTGTAGTAAATTGCTCCATTCATATCCTCTTCCCGAATTTCAGTCTTTGCGTATTTTACGTTTGACCAGACCGACAACAAATCAGACCATGTTTCAACGCGCTCACCAGTCGCATTCTCAACCAGCGTGCGACGTTGGATCTTAATTAGCCGATCCAATTTCCCTATTTTCTCCCCTTTATTCATTAGTACCGTTCAACTAAATAAGGTTGCATTAAAGCGATTGCGGCCCTGTTTAATTGCACCGCATCTGCATCCGTTCTGTTTTCGTAAAAATCGCCTAAAATTAAAAGAATTGCAACCTTTAAATTTGGCGGTACTGCTGCTGCATTTGTGTAGCCTGCTGTATAAATCGCTCTAACCTGCAATACTGTACCATCATAATCCCATGACGTTACCGGCTTAATTTGCGCTTTGTTGTGGTCAAATTCGGTCACATAGTTAGCGCTTGCAATGGTCGTAAATGTTCCGGTTGAATCGGTTGTATTGTATGCCAAAGAGCTTACAGCTGTAGCAGGCTGAACAGAAAGGTCGAACGGTTGCATTTCGTCGGGAAACGATGGAAATATCTCCGTTACTGTTGATGATAACAGGGAAATTCCGCAATGCTGTTCGACCCTCCTGATAGCCGCGCGCAAATAAAGTTCAATAATTGCATCCTCCGAGCTGTCAGTTACTCGTAAATGAGCTTTAGCCTCCGCAACCGTTACCGGAAGCGTAGAACTATAATTGATGATCAAAGAGGATGGTAAATACTTCATTATTTGCGCTTTGCGTTTGCTTTAACGATCCGATCTGTTGCTGCTTCAATTAGGACATCTACCAACAACGCTAAGCCTGCCTTAATTAGCTGCTTCGCGCGCGGCTCAGGTACATTTTCGTGTACGCCTTTGCCGTATTCGTATTTGCCTAATTCATCCTCACCAGATAATGAATCAAGAATTTGAACTTTCATAATTAAGGAGCAGTGATAAGGTGCTTAACTGCTGCTGTGTTCAACAACTCACCATCCCAACGCGCGAATCCAAAGTAACCGATTTCTCCGGTTGCCATGTACAAAGACTCGTTACGGCTGATTTGCAGCGTGCGCACTTGGCGAACAAGATACTGACGGAAGTCTCCGAACAGGATAATTTTAGATGCAGCATTGATTGTGCTATCCATGTCTTGGTTGATGGTGTATTGGTATCCATCAATTGTAGCAGGCTCACCAACGATAAATGAAGGCTGCCACAATGGCCGCGCGTCGGATGCTCCGATTGAGAGTTTTTTAATGGATGCCAAAACAGAATCGTGCATCATAAAACGACCGTTACGACGGTACTCAGGATCTACACTATGAATAAGGTCGATAATCTCGGCAAATGTGAAAGCGGTTGAGGATGCAGCTGTTTTGCCAAGCGTAGAGGCGGTTACAACTCCATTTGGCTGACCGGATCCTGTACCGGTTGTAAGGCTTTCATTTGCAGCACGACCGAAGCGAGTACCCATCAAACGAACAATGTACGCTTCAATATCAAAAGCGCTGTCTTGGATCAGTTCGTAGGAGAGCTTTACCAAATCGCGATACATAAACGCATTAAGCGTTCTTTGTGCGAAGGTAGTATCCTGAACGGTAGCAGATCCACCTTCAGATACCAATACAGCTTTAGCGCTTGTATCGTCGTTGGTTGGGAAGTTCAACGGATTGCCGCCATCAGTGATAAGAATATCGGACACTTGTAGCATACCTCCATACGCTTTCATTGCCTCGATAATCCGGTTTGCCAAATCGGTAGGAACGGTAAAGCCGCCTAAAGAATTGGTTCCTGCAATCAAGGTAGATGTACCGCGCTTTTGGATCATTGTGCGCTGCTCATTGGTAAGGTTATTCATACCTTGACGCAACCAAGAATTAAACGCTGCACGCTCCTCGGCTTCAACCTCTTTTTGATCGCGCTTGTCAGCAGTGCGGCCGGCTTGATCCTCCTTTTCAAAAAACTGCTCTGCGCGACGCTTTTCCGCTGCTTCTGCTGCTTCTAAGGCGCGTAGCTGTTTTTCGATCCGGGCTTGATCTGCTTCAGCTTTGTTAAATACTTCGTCGAGTTCTGATTTGCGAACCTCAGACAAACCTTCGCGGCTAAGCTCCTTAACCGCGTCCTTCATAGCATCGTAAGCAGCTGCTTGACGTGCTTGTAAATCTCTAATTTCTTGTGTCATTAATTAAAAGTTTAAAGTTTAGGCAAAGACGCGGCTGCGATCCTTAACCGATAATTATACAAATCCAAATTGATTTTGGTTTTTTGGAGCTGTTCTTTTGACCGTTGAGCTACGGTTGTATCATTATAAGCAGGGAAAGTCACCGGTGCAACGTCATACAACTTTGCGCCTTTAATAAGCTCCCGAACCTCTATTTTACCACCATAAGACATCCGCTCTAAAACCTCATCAGGAAACATACCTGCGAACTCAGAACGATCTACCTCTCTCCAAACCTGCTCTTTGATTGTAAATTGAAAGGAACTTTGATAGATGTCGCCTCGCTTTACCTCTTCAAAAGTATCTCGGCCGGTCGTTGTGTCAGGCAAATCTACTTCGTACTCCAAGCCCTGATTGGTAATATTTAGGCGAAGTGTTTTATTTGCATACCGGCCCAATACTAAATTTGAATCATGGTTTTTTAGCGCGGCTGCTGCCTCAAAATCCATATCATCAAAAAAACCAGGCTTAACGACTTCCATATACCAGCCCATCGGTGTATAGCTGTTGAATATAGATGCAAGGCCGCCAATGGTCATGCGCTTTTCATCTTTATCTTTGTCTATGGATCGACACTCAATACCATAGACTCGTTTTTCTTTATTGTCCTGTATTTGCATTTGTCAAATTTGATTTTTGATTGATACCTTCTAAGGTAGTCATATTTAACTGCATGTAGTGCTGTTGTCCATAGCCATCCGCAATTGGGTTAAGATTTTCCATACTACGAACTTCATCCAGGCTCATGGCTCCGATATTTGTCATTGTCTGATAATATTGAGCGCGTGCAGCAGTGTCGCCACGCATCAACGAATCGATATTAAATCGGAAAAACATGGATGAGCGGTCAGACTTCCTTAAAACTTTACGGTTGAGCTCGCTCTCCCAATTTTTAACAAGCGGTCGAACAGTGTGCATTACGAACTCAATACTTTGATGTTCGATGTTGTTGTTTGTTGAGCGTTCTAAATCGCCTATTAAGTGCAATGGTACACCAAAAAAGCGTGCAATGTCTTTTGTCGATAGATTTGCGCTCTCAATAAATTGAGCATCTTTAGGGCTTAGGGCAATTTGAGTAAATTTAGTTTCTCCACGCAAAACGCCAATACTGCCAGATGTCCGGTAGTCGCGCATAATCTTAACAAACTCATTTCTTAGCTGATCCATTTGCGCCCCTGTCATATTCATTGGAGCGCGCTCAATTACGCCTCGTACACCTCCACCATTCTCATACATAGCAGCCGCATAATCATTTGCGGCCAATGCCATCCCTACCGTTTCCCTCGCGTAAGAAAGTGGAGATTTGCCGATGATGCCATCCTCACCAAATAATTTGAGGTGTATAATCTCATTCGGTAGAAGCACATAAGATCGGCCTTGCTCATCGATCGTGACACGATAATACAATTTATCTTCATAGATATAAGGTATTACGTTGTCCGGATGAAGTATTCGAATCTCATTTACTCTACCGTTACGGTCAAATGAGAGTTTAGAGTAGTGGTTGCCCCTTAACATCAAATGAAGCATTGCCGCTGCTCTCCATTGGTAAGAATCGTAAAACGTATGAGGCTCAAATGTAACCGCGTAGGCCTCCGGTAAATCGGTCACTTCCTCAATAATTGTACCCGATTTGCGATATAAACCAACCTGCAAAGAAGCTATTGTACGAACAAGCAAGGATACAGACGCGTAAACGGCACTGATCCGCATTGAGGTCTCAGGCGTAACATTTTGACCAGCCGATTTGCGGCCATTGTGCAACCAGTCTAAAAACCAATCGGAGGGAGTAGCAAGGCCAGATCTAAGCTCCGAATCTTGCGAAATAGGCGCATTTTCAGCAGAAACACTGCTAAAACCGCCAAAAAACCGCGTAATATTTGAAATAAGGCCCATTTATAAACAAATGTATAGGTAAAACCTCCAAATAATCGCAATTTTAAACAAAAAGTAAGTTGTCATTAATGAAAAAAGGCGCTACATTCCTGCAACGCCTTATATTACCAAACTTATACCCCTTAAACGCAATCTAATGATCTGCGTCTTCGCTTACTATACGCACTGCGAAAGTAGTCGTATTTTTTGTATTTCCGCTTATTTTTTTGACCAAAATACCACGCCTCCACACGCAACCAAATCAGATACTTTTTTTGCGTAGGATCTTGAGCCAACAACTCCCTATACTTTGCATCGTATTGTTTGCAGTCGTTTGTATTCATTTGATTTGTCATATTATGGAGAAAATCTCACCCTGCCAATAAATAGAATTTTTGTTTTTAGCAAACTGACCAAGAGCCATAACCAACGCAACCACACCATCGACCTTAGCATTTGAGTTCTCTTTATCAACTTTAATGTTATCGGCCGGATCTCGTCTTATGCTAACATTTGACATCATCCACCTCAATACCGGATTGCCGTTGTGGGCTATCTCTCCACGACGTGCCAATACTTCAAGCTCTTTAGTAGGAGCGGACATACTCAAAAAGCCCTGCCCAAATGGCTCCATCATTAAACCCTCATTTTGCAGATCAGTAACTAAGTGCGAACTGTTATACCTGTCAAATGCAATCGAATGCACATCAAACTTTGCAGCGTCTTGTTTTATCTGCTCTTTGATATAGTTGTAGTCGGTAACATTACCAGGCGTAAAGTTCAAAAAGCCTTGTTTATTCCAATTAAGATATGGGTAACCTTTTAACCTTGTAATTCGTTCGGCCTCATCCTCAGGAACCCAACAACGCAACAATACCTTGATTTTTTCGCCTTCATCTACCGGAGGGAATAACCAAACAAGCGAAGTAGTATCTGATACGCTTGCTAAGTCCAAACCACCCATCGCAACCCTGCCTTTTAACTCGGCTTCATCAAAAACGACATCCGCGCCTTTCATCCAGTCAGCATCACTGATCCAGGTCTTAAACTGCTTTACCCAAACATTTAGGTTTTTGGTCAGGAAATTAACACGTGCGCTTTCTCCCTCTGTTAGGGCCTTTTTGTGTTCACGCCTCAAATAGTCAATCGAGATACTTTGACCTAATGATGGGTTAGCCTTGTGCCAATTCTCTTCCTGCTCCCAATCATCATTTTCATCCAGGTCAAATATCAAAGGAAAGATACCAGGGTTTTCCAGTACTCCATCCAATATCTGTTTGCAGGTCTTTTCAAAAGTTGCACAAACTCCATCGGGCAAAAATCCAGCGGTTGTGATAATCCAAAGGAGAGGTGAACGCCTTGCACCCATACCCGACTCTACCACATTCATCATATCGTTGGAAGGATGCGCATGGTACTCATCGCAAATACCATAAAAAGGATTGTGTCCATCCTCAGCCTTTGAATCTTTACCCAAATATCCTACAAATCCATTTCCATCCAAATCGGTTATCTTATTTTGTAGTACCCTTACTTTTGTTGCGTATAGTGCAGACCGCGTGCATAGCATTGAGGTCATTGACTTTTGTTTATTGAATCCGATCCGGGCTTGATCCTTTTTAGTGGCAAACCAAAATACTTGCGCATCTTTTTCGTATTGATCGAACTTGTGACCGTAAATACCAATCGCGCTCAAAAATTCAGTCTTACCGTTTTTGCGAGGCACTTTGATATAAACTTTAAAGTAGCGCCTCCAATTATTGCTTTTTACCTTCCATCCGTACACGTTCCATAAAGTAAAGGCTTGCCATTCGGTTAATTCAAAAGGCTTTCCGCGCCAATGGCCTTCACTAAATTGCATTTGACAAAAAGCCTTAAAGACGTGTTCGGCTGCTGCTTCATCAAAATAATATTCAAAGTTCGGATCCTGTTTTGACTGATCCAAGTCGGATAGGTAGGCATTGACTAATTGTCTGGCAAATCGGGAGAATGGTCTTGTTTCATCGGTAGCGCGATTGATAAACGCTTGAACTCGCTGTTTTGCTTCCTCTAATGTCATATCAAATCTAATAATGGATCTTTTTTGTCAGACTTTGAAACACCAATATCGGTACGGGCCAATGGACTTAAGCCTAAATGTTTGGAGAAAAGTATGATCCGTTTTTGTACTGCATCCAGGCTTTCAAGGGCCGGATTGCGTTGTACATACTCAGCTCCCTTTGAGTTGGTTAAAATTAATTGCAATCCGTTTTCGCTAATGTTTTTAAAGCACTGATCCTGCAAGTGATAGCACATAACCAAAGATCGAATCATCGCTAAATCCTCATCATTTAAAGACTTTGCAATTTTCATGTTTGCAACGATCAGATACCAATACTTCGATGCTTCCGGTGGGAGGTCTTCCGGGTAAACCTCAACAGCGTCGGAATGCCGGCCCGCCTGAATTAGGTCCGGTAAATGGCGATCTTTGCGGAAAGTACCATCTTGTTTGTGCTGTTCAACTGTTTTTTTGCGACCTTTCATAATTAATTTTTAGACTCGTCTAAATAATAGGGGCTTGAAAATTGACATTGCGCGCGTCGTTG